CTCGAAGCCAAGGTTTCACAAAGAGATCAGCTAACTCTGCTGCCTCTACCATGAGCGATGCTACAGGATAGAACTTATCTTGATACTCAGCGAACTCTTTAGCCGCTATTTGATATTCATTTAGTTTCATGTTTTTACCTCATGGTAAGCAGTGTTACTCTGGTAGTACCACAGATGGGTTAGGGGGTAGTTTCGTGTTACGCCTGTATTAAAGACCACTAGCAAAGTGTTACCCTCTAGTGCAAAGCAGCGCACATCTGTAAGGGTTATCTTGCCTACGTTATCTTTAGGGCTTAGTATTAATTTCATCCTTTACCTCCAAATTTCTAATAACCTCATGGCAATCACTTAGCTGCCCTTTAAGGATGTTGATCCTGCGGTCCTGCACCATCGCGGCCTCCTTATGCCCTTCTAACTTCCCTATCGTGTGATGGGCCACTATTAGTTCCTTATAGAGCTGCTGGATTAACTCCTGTAGTATCTCCTTCGTTTTCACATCGTTAGACTTACTCATGGTAATTCACAGTTTGCACCAGCACACGCAAGTTCCTGCGAGCCTATGGTAGAATCTTGGTCAGACTCAAACTTAGCCATAGCCTCCCAGTCAAAGCTTGGTAGTGCCTTGGCAGCTTCCTCGTACTCCTCCTTAGTGATCTCCTGATAGGGAGCCTGTTGGTACACATGGTCACTATGGGGCAGTAGGGATATGCCTGACATACTATCAAAGTTCTTCCAGACCCATGAGCACACATCAAGGAACTCTACATCAGTGTAGTACACAGTAATACTAGGCTTATGCTCACACCAGTAGTCCTGATATGTCTTCCAGAGCCTTAGCTGGTCCATAGCACCCATCTCTTTAGTACACACAGCGCCCTCAGGGGCCTTCACAGGGAAACTAAAGACTGCAGTGGACTCTTTAGTTACATCAGTCTCCCAAGGGAACCCAGCGTCCATCATATACTGTGCCATAGGGTCCTTCTTATCAGCTCTTACTGTACGAATATAGTAAGGGCTAAAGCGAGGGTGTATACCGCTAGCACTATTGACCAGTTGAGATACCGTGCCACTAGGTTTGACACAAGTGATAGCAACAGAAGGGTTAATACCAAGTTTCTTAGCCCATTCTCTATTCGTTTCAATAGCGACCTCCTTCAGTATTGTTAACCAGTTCTCTAGACTATCTTGTGTCACTTTGTGGCGAGAACGACCACTCATAACCTTATGGTCCATAATACCTGTTAGTGATACGCCCAGAAGAGCTTCCTCCTCTGTATTGGTCTTCCAAATCTTCCGTAAATACCTAAAGTCTGTGAGGGTGCTTTGGAGTGTCCCAAGTATAGTTGCCGTCCTGACTTTCTCCTTAAGAGTCTCAAGCGTGTCCTCAGCTCTAACCACAACCTCGGAGAGATTACAGAACTGGTTGGGTCGTAGAATGATCTCTGAGCATGGGTTCGTACCAAACTCAAATGCGGCATCCCTACGGCCATTCTTTGCTGCAATTTTCTGTGCGGCCACCCTACTGAATATGCCCCGTTCACCACTCTTAGACTCATATAATGCCCTCATCTCATCCAGAAAGAAATCAAACTCAGGGCGCTCAGTATAGCAAGCAGAGTTATTAGCCAACGCTCTCTGTCCGTTATCCAGCCACCATTGGCCGCTCTTTGCACTCCTAAGACGACCATCAGAAGGATTAGACAGACTAATAAGAGCTGACCGCCTAACGCCTCCAACTACGATTACCTCTGCTATCTTGCAACATAAGTCATGTGCCTCTAAAGAAGAAAGTTTGCGACCCTTCGCGTTCCTAAATAGTTCAGTTGTAAATACGAACAGGTCGATAAGGGGCTGAGGTCCAGAAGCTCTACCTCCGAATGTTTTGAGGGGCTCCCCACTTGCACGAACCTTACTCGTGTCCCACTGGGGAATCTCCCCTGCATATAGTAGGCTAACAAGCTGTCTAAAGCTTTTGGCCCAACCAATTTTGCTATCTGGTACGACAATAGTACTGTCTGACTCATGGAACTCCTCAGCTACTTCAGGTAGCTTAGTAATGTATTGACGTTCAACACTGTAACCAACACCTGTGCCACACAGAAGTATGTACATGAGCTCATCAAAGGCTCTAGGGTGATCTATAGGCAGGTAGGAGCAGTTAAAGCCTGCCACGTTATCACGATCTAGCGCAGGCCCTGCTGTCATCAGTGCTCGCATTGAGCCCATAGACTCTAAGTTAAGCATTTGATTCTCGCATTCGTCCAGTGCTTTGAAAACTGCTAGGGGTTGGTTTACTAATCGCTTACGCCAGAAGTCAAAGTACCGCCCTACAGTCTCTACCCAATCTTCCCTCCGTCCTTCTTCAGGCAACCAACGTGCATAACGACTTGCCCCTATAAACTTTTGATATTCATCCATCATACATTCTCTCCCTTCCAACGTGCTCTGTAGTTCCTCGTATCCACATGTGTGAACGTAGTGTACTCTCCAATGCCATACTTCTCTGGGTACTGTGCCCTTAGGTACTGAGCTACAGTGCTTGGGAATGTGAGATACACAGAGATGTCCGCTGCCTTACCTGTCAGATGTACTGACTTAGGCTTACCACCTACTTGTTTGTTATAGTCAGGGCACCTATGACCACTAGTGATAGTCACTCGCTGCTTGAAGTGCTCCCTAAGCTTCTCCAGCACCTCTAGTAGCTCAGCGTCTACAGTGTCACACCCACACTCTTCATTACAGTTACAGGCGAACTCTGATCTGCTGAAGTGTTTGCTGATATCACCCATTGTCCACCTCCATCATAATGATCTGGTCCATAAGGACCTTCTCAGCTAACCGTAGGCGTATCAAAAGTTCCCCAGGACTTGAACAGTTTGTTAGCAAGTAGTAGTCCTCACAGTCAGCAAACAGCACATAGCTACCTTCTAACATGTCACCTAACCCACTGGACACTATGTTGTCGTGTAAGTGTGTGTTCATGTCCACCTCAACCTCTTCAGGCTCTTGTTTACCGAAATTACCCTCAACTACCTTCATCGTTTCTGCCTCCACTGGGTCTTACGTTCATTAACCTCAATAGTTTTGAAGGTTGTAGCGCCCTCAAGTGTGTCTAAGAGGTTCTTGGCCTCTGCCTCACTGTTGGTCATGGCTAACCACTGGTTAGTCTTAGGGGACTCCTCAGTACCTACTAGGTATATTTCAGTCATTATCGCTGTACTCCAGTTCAATTAACAATTCGCAGTAATGAATGACCTTTTTAATGTCCTCAATGCCGCCCTTAAGGTGGTGCCTAGTGATATACTTTACTACGTTAGCCTCACAGTAGTTCATCTTGTTAGCTACAATGTACTCAATAGGTTGTATTTTGCAGTCCTTGTAATGCCCTCCACCCACTTGTTTGTCTAACGCCTTACTCATCTCTCAAATACTCCTGTAATACGACCTCAAATAGCTCTAAACGGTCCTCAAAGCGGTCTAAAATGTCCTCAGTAGTAATATCGAACATCTCTACCAACTCAATAACGGCAAGCTTATGTAATATTTTATCACGTAACCCCTCAAATGTGTCCATATTTCACCCCCAATGCCTCTAAATCTTCAACTGTGGTTACCCATTGTATGCTTTCTTTGTCACACCAGCCACTCATCGTTAGTGTAGCGCCCTTTTGTACCTTTTTGTTAGGGTATTGCAGGTAAAATACTAGCTCAGCACATCCACTTTCAGTTAGAGAGTCCCTTATAGCCTTGTACTTTTGCCTATCTCCTGGCCTGAAGTACCCTTTGGCCTCTACATAAAGGTTAAAGTAGTCACTAATGGTTAGTACAAAATCAGGGGTGTAGGTCCTGTATACTGTGTAATCAATCTTAAAGGGCTCATACTCCCACTTGGGGCCCAGAGCCTCACCAATCCCTTGCTCAAACTTGTTACGATAGTTAGGTTTAGAAATCATCAGGAATCTCCATAGCTCTGGGGTCCTTTGCGACCACTGTTAAGTACCTTGGTCCACTTGCATAATGAAAGGTACGCAAATCTGGAAAGCATGTATGCTTGAAGTCGCAGTAACTGCATCCCATAGCGAGCTTGCGATTTCCCCCTTTGCCGTCCGGTACATCGGAGAAGCATTGAGAAGGAAGCTCCCCCGATACCATCTTTTTTAGGCGCTCTATATGCTCCTCTACGTCCCAGTCTATAGCGTCATAGTAGGGTGCCGTAGTGTTTTCCTGGTCGTACTGAAGCCATGCCAGTGTACCGTTCTGCTTGTCAAAAGCTAACCACCCGTACTTAGTGTCGCCTTCAGAATGTGCGTAGGCCTTGAGTTGTGCTATGTAGCCAAATGGGTCGTCTAGATGTAATGTGTTACGAGCAAACTTCTTAAAGCCAAATGATGAAGCACTCTTGATATCCATGAGGACACCATCAATACGACCATCAATGTGCCCTTTGACGCCAGCTACTTCTACTTCCTTTTGCATATCGGTACAGGTGTGCCCACTGGCCTCGACAAGTGCTACCATCATTGCTTCCGTAAGGTGCCC